CATGCACATACCTCTTTGGTGAAGCATTTCCAAACGATGCCTGAATTATCAGTACGACGAGCGGACGTGTGCCTTCCATCTTTGCGGTGCACTAATTCAAAACGGATGATTACGATTCTTGGTAATGCCAGATGTGATATGAATTCGGTGAATTTCACCATAGAAGGGAAGCATTTGAGTATCCGAGACACTTTGTGCTACAGCCTGAATACCATGGCTGGAGATTGTGGAGCCCCCGTCGTGGTAAATGATCATAGCTTCGTGAGAAAGATTGCTGGAATTCATATTCTGGCAGCTGTTGACGGCAGGAAATCATATGGACAGTCCATCAGTCAGGCCGATCTAAAGCGAGCAATCGCGGAATTTGATGATGTGGTCGAGACCGATACCGACCTGCTTCCAAACTATCAGGTCGATTCGGTGGAACTCCAATTAAATATCGATTACACTAATGAGGAGATTATGCAAAAACAGCATCTTCCTGCGCGGACGTTTAGTTACGTCGGGTGCGTTAGTAAGGTGCCTTTCGTGCCTTCGGCCACCGATATAAGACCATCGGTGGTCCAGGGTAAGTTGTTGGAACCAATAACGAAGCCATGTGTGTTGTTTCATCCTGAGGTGAATATGATGGCAAAGAACATTGCAAAGTGCAGTGTAAACACCCCATACATACCAGAAATGGAGGTCGAACGGGCAGTGGGTGAGGTTAAAGCTCACTTGCTGTCTGGCCGTACTTCTCGATTGGCTAGAGTGCTGACTTTTGAGGAAGCCATATCGGGGTCGGAGGATTCCCTTTATCTGAGTGCTATTAATCGTAGCAGCTCAGCTGGGTATCCATGGGTCCTGAATAAGCCGCCCAACACACATGGTAAGACTGGATGGCTGGGAGATGATGAGATTTTCATCTATAGTAAAGAAGTGCGTAAAAGCGTTATGGACAGAATTGCCATGGCGCGTGCTGGTAAGCGATTGCCAGTATCTTGGACTGCGACCCTGAAAGATGAACGAAGACCTAATGAGAAAGTGGACGCTTTGAAGACTCGAGTTTTCGCCAATGGACCCATGGATTATACCATAGCGGTGCGTATGTACTACTTGGGATTTGTGGCTCACATCATGGAAAATAGAATTGAAAATGAACAATCTCTTGGGACCGTTGCGACAGGTATGGACTGGACTATAACCGCTCGAAAGTTGCAGAAATTCGGCGAGAAAGTATTTGCTGGTGATTTTAGTTCCTTTGATGGAACTTTGAATTCCGGCATAATGCATAAGTTTGCCGATGTGGCTAACGAATTTTATGACGATGGTCCAGAGAATCCTTTGATTCGGCGAGTTCTACTGCTTGATGTCTACAATTCCTTTTGGATTTGTGGAGGCCGGTATATCGGCCTGTCTCACTCACAGCCCTCCGGGAACCCTCTCACAACTGTTTTGAATTCTTTTTACAACAGTGTTTCTATGCGCATTGCTTATTATAGATGTGCGAGAGCAGCCAATGTTCAGGCCATTAAGTTTGATGAGGCCGTTTCGATGGTCTCGTATGGTGATGACAATGTTGTGAATTTTTCAGATGGTATTGGGGAATGGTTCAACCAACTAACGGTAACTAAGGCTTATGCAAGCTTTGGCATGATTTACACTGATGAAGCTAAATCAGGTGAGATGGTCGCTCACAGGAAACTCGACCAAGTAGCATATCTGAAGCGAGGTTTCAGAAAAGACAATGGCATTTATAGAGCCCCCATGGATTTGGGAGTTATTCTTGAGACGCCGAATTGGATCCGTAAGTGTCCAGATTACGAAGAAGCTTGCAAGATGAACATCGAAAACTCTGTGCGAGAGTTAGCGCAACATCCTAGAGAGATTTTCAATAAATGGAAAGATTTCCTGGTGAAAGCGTATTTTGATGCAACAGACGAGTACCCTCTCGTTCAAACCTACGACTCTTACAATGAAGAGTGGGATCGCGAAATGGGTATCATAGTCTAAGACGTCAACAACCCTAGTTGACAGCCGCCATGAAGAACGGCGCTCGACCGAGCAATACACAATATTGTTCGTTTCTGCGCCAATATTTGCGTGGATTACGG